CCCCACCACCGCCAACCACAGTCACTTTTACAGCAGTAACGCCAGATGGAACAGTGAACGTACCAGAGGTTGTAAAGAGCTGAGCCAAAATACCGGGAGGGCCGCCAGACACACTTGTCCAAGTAGGAGGTGCGTTACCAGCAGAGGTCAGGACTTGACCAGATGTGCCGTAGTTTGTTGCGCCGTTGACAGCAAGAGCGCCGGTAGTCGTGATGCGTATGCGCTCTGTGTTGTTAGTGATAAGACGCAAATCGTTGTTTGATACAGTGCCAAACTCTGTGTCGTTACTTGTTCCGGGATTAACAACTCCAATACGGGCGTAAACTGTACCTGAACTATGCGACCATGCTTGACCGCCAGTAGCTGTTGAACCCGATTCAACTTGCAAGCGTTTGGATGGACTTGTAGTCCCAATACCCACGTTACCGCTGGAGTCCATAGTCATACGTGGTGTCCATCCAGTGGATAAATCACTGTTGACTGCAATGTTATATGCCGCAGTCTGGAACACTAGCGATGTTTGCGTATTAACAATTCCAAATGAAGTATTTGAAACAGAACCATCACTGACAAAAGTAACGCCTTGCCTGCGACCATAACCATTGGTAAATGCAATCTGATTTTGGCTATCTGTTGAGCCTTGACGCAAAAGGATGTTGCCGTCTTGCAGGGTCAACTTCTGCAAAGATGAACTCGTACCAATGCCCAAATTACCACTAGCATCCACAGTCGCCTGTGTAGTAGCAGAGCTATACGCATCGTTGACTGTCTGAAGAATGAAGTTGCCTGAGCTGTCTCCACCAAAACGCCAAGTTTTCTTATCCGCAGCAGCGTTACTATTATAGGTCTGTAAATAACCCATTGAAGTACCACTATTACGCACAGCTAAACCAAGAGTAATATCAGCGTTAGAATTCCCTAATAACGACGAACTTCCAACTTTTAAAGTAGTGAAAGCACCTGTATTAGGCGTTGTACTACCAATGGAAGGAGGGCTGGAAAGATCTAATGTTCCTCCCAATGTCAAGTTACCTGATGACGTTACCGTACCAGTTAAAGTCAAACCACTAACAGTACCTGTTCCGCCAACAGATGTTACAGTTCCCGATGAGGAAGCGGTATTTGTTACAGTAAAATTAGGATATGTTCCTGTTACTGAAATATTTGTACCAGCTGTTATTGAAACAACTTGATCTGGAGCTGTGTTGGTAATCGTCAATGTACCACTGGAGGTAATTGGGCTACCAGTGATAGAAATACCTGTACCAGCAGTGGCTGCAACGGATGTTACAGTTCCTGTGTTGCTTGTGTAACCGTTAGGGTTAGTAGCGTTGTAAGGAGTGTACCCTAAAGCTGTAGTTACGTTACTGGAAGTGATTTCACCACGAATAGTAGCGCTAGATTTGTTCTCTACATTACCTAAACCAACATCTGAGGATGTCAAAGTAACAGCACCAGTACGCCCAGCTACGGAAGTAACTGAGTTTGTTTGGTCAATCTTCTGCCAAGTAGAACCGTTAAAGAGCAACCAATCACCGATCTGCCAATCAGTAATGCCGTCAAGATTAGTTGAACCAGCAGTGCTTACAACGTAGTAATAACCGTTAGTCCCTGTGCTAGAAGCTAGTGTAGGACTATTAGTGGAAGCATTCCATGTTCCTTGGTAGCTCAAACCACCAGCAACTGAGGCCCAAGAAAGAGCTGAACCATTAGTTGTAAGGAACTTACCTGAATTACCTGTCTGAGAAGGGATCTGAACGATAGCGTTGATAGAAGCCTGCAACGAAGCAAGTGTATCTAGAACGTATTGGCTAGTACCACCGCCGTTGCCGATGACTTTGATCTTCTCAGCTACATCCATCGGGAGAACTTCACCGACATTGAGTTCTCTACCGTTGGAAAGAGCGATAATCAGAGAACCATCGAAGTCAATGTGAGCGTCAATAACAGAAACACCATCGACCCCGTCAATCCCGTCTTTTCCGTCCTTGCCATCTCGTCCATCACGGCCATTTTTGCCATCAAGACCTCGATCGCCTTTCTCACCTTTAGCTCCTTGAGTGCCATCCTTACCGTCTTTGCCATCTTTGATGGAATTAACACGTGTCTCAACCTTAGAAGCTGAGTCCTGAACACGTTTAAGCATATCAGCTTCGATACGCTTCAAAGCTTGGAGTACTAGATCGACGTTCTCAGCTATTTTCTGCTTCTGAACGGCTTTAGCCTCTTTAACGGAGGCTGTAACACTATCCAAAACAGCTAATTGCTGCTCTGGAGTCATGTTTTTAAGGAGAACTTCTTGGGTAAGTTTCTTAATGTCCATTGCTCAACTTTTCTTGGAGTTTAGTTAGGAAGTCTTCTTCCATTCCACCGAGTTTACTTTTGCTGTCTTGCATCTGCATCTCAACAATCTTAGATTTGTTCTTGATGTCAGCTTCTTTCAACTGCAATTCAGCAATTTTAACACGTCTATCGAACTCTCGTTGAGCTAAATCATCATTATTTGGAAGATTTTGAGTCAAAGCAGAAGCAATCTTAGCCTCAACCTCTTTAGGCTTCAACTGAGCTTCAATCATCGTGTTCATAGCCTCAGCTTTGTTGCGTTCAGCTTGTGTCTGATTCACTGCAATCTGAGCTTGAGCAGCCTGCATAGCCAATATTTGCTGTTGTTGCTGCACCGCTGCTGCTTGTGGGTCAGGTTGAGCCATCTTATCGAGAGCGTCAATCATCTCAGCACGGTTAGACAAGCTAGAATTAGCGATCACACCTTTCAAGATCAAAGGCAAAACTGGTGTGTTAGGGCCTACTGTCTGCAAGAGAGCGATAAACTGAGATTGTTCGTACTCACGAGCCATGATACCCAAGGTAGCTGTAGGTACAAAGTTCAAATCAGCTGATGGGTAACGCTCTGGATCGAACTGCATGAAGCGGAAAGCTGCCTTCTTGATAAAAGGAGACAGGAAATCCTCTTGGAAGTTAGTCAGAGTACGCTTATTCTTCTTAATCAGAGAAGCTACAGCCATCGAGATACCCCCTTGGGAAGCATCACGAGAGACTTGGCTAATCATGCCGTTGGTGTCCATAGTGCCAGTAGCTTGGAGCAACATACGCTCGAAGTTCTGAGCAGCAGCTGGAGCATTCCCGTCAGTAGTACCGAACTTGAACGGCATCATAATCTCAGCCGGATTACCGTTGGTCAGGAGAGCCTTACCGGGTTTAACCTCAAACTTAGCACCACGAGGCAAACGAGTAGCATCCATAGCGATCATAGGAGCCGTTGTAAGCGCCAATGAGTCCAAATAGGCACGGTACTGTGCGTCAATGGCTTTCTGCATATTGTAGGCCTTCTCAACCACGCCACGACCCAACAGACGGTTAGGAACAGTGTCGTCCTGATAAGACATAACTGGACGATCCTTCATCATGTAAGGATTCTCTTCAGCTTTCAACAACAGATTACCGTTGGCGATAACGACAATAGCCTCTACCATGTCACAGTACTCATCAGCTGTGGAGTCCTCAGGGAACAAGTCCTGAACGTCCTTCATCTCACCTGTGGAATCCAGCATCTCACGAGGAACCAAACCGTAGTAGGTCAGCATCGTAGCCTTACCGTCTTGGAACTGACGTACTTCCTGAGTAGCCTCCAAGCTATCGTCATCCATGTAAGGATTGATGTCTACCTTACGATAGATACCAGCTTCCATGCCAGCTACGATCTTGTGAACAGATACTGGCTTCTCAATCGCTACACCCATGCAATCATCCACCGATGTGCCGTTAGGGTCAAACAAGAAGTTCTTAGGATTGATAGGATTCAAGGTAACAGAGATACGATCACGTTCGATCACACCAATGGCTGCTTGGCCTGTAACGCCGGGGATAGACTGAGTAGAGGGTACGTACTCTTTGACAGTCTTAACAACAAGCTCACCGATACCTGTACCGTAGATCTTAGCCATCAAGCCAATCTGGTCGATGCTCTTACGGATCTTATCCTTGTTGAAATCCTCCATCATCTGAGTCTTGAGCATCTCAACGTCGATAGGAGTACCGTTTACGTCCCTTACGTCATCCTCAATGTCGAAGAACTCACCCTGACCGAAGATAGCTTCCATGATCTCAGCGTGGGAAGTCTCAACAGCTTGCTGTGTAGCAGGGGAGATGATACGTGAACGCTCTGACTCACGGGTGGAATCAGCTTCAGCCCATTGACCACGGAAGATACGCTCATACTCTTCCCATGAGTCCATGTAGTTGTTATCACGGAAGTCACGCCAACGCTCAACGTGATCCATCACCCAAGTGACTAGCTCTTTGTCTGTTTCCGTTGGTTCCTCAAAAGGAGGAGCTTCTTTTTCGTTCTCTGTATCAGCCATGTAATGTAGCCTTTATTTAAATTAGTTGCAATATACCATAAAAGTGTTACTTTTGTCAAGTCACCATTTAACTTTATTAGCCCAGTAAGCAGCGGACATCTTACCTTTAGCGATGTTCTTCGCATGACGAGCTTTAAAGGCATCGTTACGGGCTGAACCATCAGGGCTACCTTCAACACCTTGCTGTCCGAAACGAATCAATTTAACTTCATCGCCTTCTTTAGCCAACACAGCGTGACTCTTAGTTGGGTGTCCGGGAGTACGTTTAGGTTTGTTGTACCCTGCGAATTCCTCATTACCACGTTTAACTGTCATCTTAGTATCCTGATATAACGTCTAAAACTTCGTAATCATCTTCTTCGTAGTCTTGTTGGTAATTAGACATAGCCAACTGATCCACGTAAGACAATGAGTCAATTAAGTCATCGTGCACCCCTGTAGCTGGGAACATAATGAACTGATCCTCAAACTCTTTCCAGTTCTTTTCCGAGTTCAAGGAGATCCTACCGTGCTCGAAACGACCTTGTAAGGCCCAGACAACACGATCAGTCTTCTTCTTGTTCCCGTGTGTCAGGTCTGTGATGTGGGAGTACACATTGTTCTTCCTCATCAAGTCCTCAAGGTAGTGCATCACAGCATTCTTCAAAGCACCACGTTCAATTCCTACAGCGATAGGCCTATGCTCACGTATGGCTAGAAGGATCTTAGAGGCAGTCTCTCTGATGTCCCAACGACCGTGGATGATGTCCTTAACCCACCAATCCCCATTGTCTAAGATCTTACAGATAGTAATAGCTGATTCGTCTAGACGCTTCTTAGCAGCCCCTGCGTTCTTAGCTACATCCTCAAAACCAGCTAAGTCAATGGCGATAACGTAGTCACCGTACTGAGGTTCCTCTTTGTACTTTAACCATTCCTCTTTGAATAGATCAGAACCAGCTGTATCGAAGGAAGACAAGTATTCCTGCTTAAAGGCAAAGGAGCTTAGAGTCCTCTCAGCAGCTTCAATTTCCTTAGGATCAATAGTCTCATTGTCCTTGGTTGTGAAGTGCCAGCTTTGCCACTCTTCATCCTTATCGTCTTGACCTAAGTTAAAGACATCGTAGAACCAGTTACGTCCACTAGGGGTAGAAATGAATAAAGCTCTACCTTTTTTGTCAGATAGAGAAGCTCGAATGATCTTTTGCCATACGTCTTCCTTGATAAAGGCACATTCGTCAAGTACTACATAAGTGAGAGACACACCACGGAGACTATCAGGATTATCAGCGCCTCTAACGAGTATCTTACGATTATTGACAAGGGTAATCTCCAAGTTGTTAACGTGAGCTGACTTAATGACAGGTCTACCTAGCTCATTAAGGAGATCCCACATAATCGTTCTAGCTTGTCCTAAGGTAGGGGCTATGTACATCACAGCTGAGCCTTCAGGACAGTTTAGAGCCTCGATAAGGAGGGTTACAGCAGACAGTCTACTCTTACCACATCGACGCCCAGCAGCTACGACCTTGAAGCGGTGCTTATCAGCAAATACGGACTGCTGCCACTTTAGGAGTTCAAAGTTAAGACTCGTCATCGTATCGAGCCTCTACGTCTGAGATGTCCACTTCGACATCAGGTTCAATAACTTCTGCTGTAGCTTGACCAAGACCCATAATGTTAATGCTAACAGAAGGAGTACCAGAGCCTTGCTTTGTTTGCTCGAATGCTGAAACAGGGATAATCCTATCTACAACCAGCTTCCACGCTGCTGATTGATTCTTATGGTTGTCGTCTAGAGCAGCATTGAGGATAGTTTCTAATACCTTAGCTGACTTCGGTGAGTTAAGCATCCTAGCTTTGTACTCATCAATGATAGCCTTATCACCCTTAGGACGACCTAAAGTGCCTCTATTCTTAGACTTCTTGGCTACGATTTCACCCTTCTTGGGCCTACCTCGACCTCTAGTCTTGATTTCTTGTTCCATCTTTGTCCTTAAGTGGAGATGTACTAATAATAGTAAATAGGGAATACATTACCT